ATCAACATGTGTCCAGTGAGGAGATATCTCGTCCCAATGGGGCGGGATAGAATCACAAATGTTGTTAATAAACCATTTCTCCAATTCCAATATGTATTTAAGCTGACTGCCATCCCAATTAGATATGTCGATTTCAATCATTCGTTCATATCTAGAAAGGGATTCCATGAATTCACCCAATTCTTCAGCGGTTGTGGCTGAGGCATAGAATTTCGGTGAATACTTGTGGAAATGTTTTGACAGAGCCTTACTGAACCCATAAAACCATGGGCCCATTCGGGCTAAAAATTCGTCATGCCGGGCTTGAATCATCCTAGGCTTGAAGCTATCAAAGGTCTTACCTAGGTAGGTTTCAAGTTTGACGAAAATCTTAGATACATATTTTGATACACTGAGTGTCCTATCAAGGGCCTGGAGTAAGGTTTTAACCCTACCCTGGGAATACCTTCCTGTCACCCAATCAGTAAAGGAGAAATGGGGCACATGTAGGGTTTGGAACTCCTCTCGGGCCCACCTCTTAAAGAAGCGACTAAACTTCTTAATGTATCTTGGGTTGAAATTTCTTTCAAAGGCATGACGTATTCTGACGGCACCTTGCACATTGTGAGCACATTGAGATGGTACCACTAATGGGGCATCCTCTATTGTACTCCCATATATGTCAACAAATTGTTGGTGACAAATAGGTGGTTCTTCGAACGTGAATGAGAATCCTGGTTGCATCGGGGGTAACATTCTGTCAGCAATACATACTTGGGGAGTGGCCAATACAGACGCCATCCTAAACGATGGAACTTTGGATTCCATGTACCAAGATAAGAATTCTTCTTTCATGAAGATAGAACCAGCCAATATAACTGCTATCAGAAGGTAAGCTATATCGGACATAGGACACACTAAAGATACTAGTGTAATCAGAAAGGAGACTAGAACATAATACCAAGCGGTACTGTGTTGGTTTCTGGCCTTCCAATGGGCCAATACAGCCTTACGTCTAAGTCGCAAAGACTTCGCGTAAATGTTCTCTTGTTCTATGGCGAGTTCATAAAATTCCGGAGAACGAATAACGTCCATAATAGCCGCATCCAATCCATCATATCTAGGGGTGAACCTATACATCAATGGACGTATCATGTTTAAAGCATGGGAGCAACTAAAATTTCCCTTTTCGCTGTAGAGGTTGGGCATGATCGTTTTAGCATGCATGAGTACACGCTCTTTAATCAGATCATCTGTAATGGGTGGAATCACGGGGTATTCGAGATTCCCGCGTACCATCACTAAAATTCCATCATCAGAGGAATGCGTGATCTCGTCTCTGGTACGCAGCATAGGGACTTTTAAGTGCACAGGGTAAACGTTGTTATTGTGCCTCACATCACCATCGATTACCATTTCATTGTTAATGGTAAGTTGGTAATTAAACTTGTTGGACTTGTATATCCTCCAGGGGTTTACCCTTAACGTGCACCCTCGTTCGGGCTTGCGCGGGTTGTTCGGATCGAGGCCCCATATCGCCTCAACAACCGCCCAAACATCAGACGGACACATATCGTAGTTCTCAACTGCGATAACATCACCATCAACTATGATAGCATCGGGGTCTCCGTCTTCCAGTTCCTTGAACTCCTTCTCCTCAAGGAACTGGGTTGGACTTTCACCAACTGGCAAGTGCCGTTCACCATAATCCTCTTCAGGATCGGGCTTCTGGCGGTTTTTGTGGGTTTTGACCTTCTTGACTTCACTTTGATTTTTGTTCATAAGGGGTAAAAAGGGTTTGTGGGATTAGTTTTGGGAAATTGGGTATTGGAGAGTAGGGGGTCAAGTCACCACGTGACCGTTTGACCTCGGGAGAAGCTGCGCCCGCTTGTGCCACAACACATTAGGGAAGCCAGCATGTTATCCTAGTTGCATATTGCTCCGGCTTTTTGGTTGCCTACGCCTCACCTTACTTGACACTACCTAGGTACCCCCCGGGCCGTTGGGGGCCGGTATAAACCGCATCCTGTATCTTATAAGTCACGCTTACGACATGAATCTTCCAAACCAATGGGTCCAATGACCCGAGTGATTACCTGCTTGTGTTCACTCGTTATAGGGTGGGTCAGAGGCTACACACCTCACCACCCTACCATCCTGCAGGGGGAAAAAC